TATAGATTAGTAACAGATGCGGTTAATATTAAAAATGCATGGATTATTAATATAGGAGTTAAATTTGGTTATATAGCCCGTAGGGGATTTAATAAACCTGAAGTAACATTGAGATGTATTCAAAGTATTAAAGAATTTTTTGATATAGATAGGTGGCAAATAAATCAACCAATTGTAATTGCAGAATTAGTTTCAGTAATTTCAAGAGTTGAAGGGGTTGGGGCAGTTGTTCCACCATCGGAAGATAACCCACAAAAACATCCTGTATTATTTACCAATAAATGGCAAACTACAGATGGTTATTCTGGAAACGTATATGATATAAACTACGCAACAAAAGATGGAATAATATATCCATCATTGGATCCATCCATATTTGAATTAAAATATCCCAATACAGACATAGAAGGAAGAGCGGTTGGTGATTCTGTTGGTGTAAGTTTTTAAGGGAGAAAGTAAATGCATTATTTTGAATTTCCAAGCAAAGATACAACATTATATGAATCGAGTGAAAGTATAAATACTGGACTTGATGAGATTCTTGAAATAAGAAAAGATATGAATGATGATGGCTCAACAATAAATGTTTCAAGGGCACTTCTTAAATTCGATTTAACTTATGTATCAAAATCAATATCATCTGGGTTAATTACATCTGGTTCACAAACAAAATTTTATTTAAATTTATATGATGCAAATTCATCTCAATTAAATGTAGCACAAATTTTATATGGATACCCAGTTAGTCAATCTTGGGAAAACGGTTCTGGAAAATATCTTTTTTGGCCGATAGTAGAAGATGGGGTGAGTTGGAAGTGGAAGGATAATAATGTTGCAATGACTCAATGGGTAAGTGGAAGTAATGATACTGGTGGAACTTGGTATACTGGAAGTGGATATGAAGCATCTCAATCTTTCACTCATGAACCTGCAGATTTAAGAATGGATGTAACTGATATTGCATGGAAATGGTTACACAGTACAGTTCCAAATGAAGGATTTATGATAAAGAGAAGTGGTAGTGTTGGAAATTCAGATTCAAATGCTGAAGAAGGAAATAGTACAAGATATGGACATTTTAGTTTCTTTTCATCTAATACTCATACAATCTATCCACCAAAGTTAGAAGTAGTTTGGGATGACTCTACCTGGGCAACGGGAAGTTTATCACCACTTTCATCGGCTAATTTAGAAGATATGAATCTTTATATGAGAGGATTTAGACCAAAATATAAAGAAAATTCAAAAATAAAATTTAGAGTAGTTGGTAGAGAAAGATTTCCTGAAAGAACTTATTCTTCTACTCAATATTCTACTGGGTATAATACGGTAAAATATTTACCAAGTGGAAGTACTTATTATGAAATTAAAGATGCATATACAGAAGATGTTATTGTTCCATTCGGAAGTGGTTCGAAAGTGAGTTGTGATTCAACAGGGAATTATTTCAATTTGTGGATGAATGGATTACAATCAGAAAGATTTTATAGAATAAATTATAAAATAGTGAGTGGTAGTGGAACTGCTGATGAAACCGTTCAATATTTTGATGAGAAACATTCATTTAAAGTAGTGAGATAAAAAATGCCATATACAAATGAAGAATTAAAGAAAAATGAATTCTGGTTAAAACTTCATGAACAAGATAAAGTTGATTATCAAAAAAAACTTGAACAGGCTGAAACATTTAAAAATGCAACTCAAATTGTTGATGATGACGGTAAAGTTATACCAATAAATAAAACTACACCAATGAGAAATTCTGTTAATACATTTTTGGCATTTGAGGATCCAGATACGGGATTAAATTACGAAAGACCAGATCAATATATAACAGTTGATAAAAAATCTCCTCGATATCATGAAGGAGAAATTAGAGATAAAGTTTTAGATAGAGAAATAAAGGAACTTACATAAAATGCCACGACAACTAACCAGATTAAATGATAAAGATTTTGAACTTCTGAAAAAAGAAAGGATGTCGGTTCTTGGAGAAACAGGCGCCTTGAGCCCTTCCTTTGGTAATGATGTAGAAGATTTTGTAAAATTTCATGTATATGATATGAATGATACATATCTTAAATCTGGCATGAGTGAAGATTATGAAAATGATGGAGATAATATAAAGTTAAAACCAGGTAATGATTTAAGAAAAGTTGGTTTTACTCGTGGTGATTACAAAGTTAAGTATTTATTTTATAGACGAATGGCAGGAGCAGATGAAGTAGTTCTTACTAAGTCGGTTGGAGATGAATCAGGAATAGTACATAGTGGTAATCCACAACTTACTGGTGAACCGATGGGTCTTTTTTATGTTGATGAAGATGGTAAAGTATTTGAAGGTGAAAAACCACCAGCAGATGGTAGTCCACCAAGTGAACTTGATGTAAAAGAATATAAATTTTTCATTGATGAAATATCAGCCGATAGAAAAGAAGTTAGACTCGCATCACAAGTAATTAATTTAGATAAATATAAAGATGAATTTAGTAGTTTATCAGATGAATATGGAATTTATACTCCAGTAAGGGGATTTGGTTCTTTCATGATGGGTGGTGGATTAAATGGATTGGGAAAATTTGGTGGTATTGATAGTACGGCATTTCAATTTGATAATAAGGCAGGTAGTGATGCTGGATTTAAACAAAAATATATAGATGGAACACTTGAAGTTGAAAATGCATTTGTCATAGGATATACAGAACATACAAATACAAATGAAAATGGTAATTGGTCATTAGAAGATCCAATACCACCTATTACTATAGAAACAAATTATCCTGATAATAATGCAATAACAAATACTCCCGTAACATTTACAGCAAAAAGAGAAAGTGGAAACGTAGCCCCATCAGAACTTTCATATTATTGGGATTTTGGTTGTGGTCATGAAGAATTTGGTACACCTGAGATTTCCCATATTTATACTATTTCTGGAATAATGAATGTTTCTCTTGTAGTTAATAGTCCTAATTTTAGTGATACTATTACAATGGATCCGTTACAAATCACAGTTGCAACTGCGGAGGAAGAAGATATAATATTACCAGAACCACTTAGTAGTGAGTTGGATGGAAAAATCATTGGTTGGGATGGTCATCTTACAGCACCACGCAAACATTCTTTACAAGGTCCAATGGCTACAAAGGGAACAAACTATACAGCTGAATGGAGTATATATTCCGAGGCTGCAGTAACTGGTATTGACAGTGGTATAGGAGCTCCCCATATGCAGAACGATACTCTTTGGTATATTCAATCAGGACATAGAAGGTGGATTAGTAATGATAGAAATATTAGAACTTTAAAATTATTAAAACCAGGAGCGAGTTTATTTGTTGCAGATGTGGTTGGTGATGGTAATTACGATCCTGTCCATGATGAATTAAGAGTATCTTCATATGTAATTAATAATCTTCCAATTGGTCCTGATATTACTGAAGATACTTTTACGGGTGTAGGTGATTTTCCATCAGCAATTCCATTAGATGAACCTCTTTATGAGGGCGGAGTAACAGGAGGAGAAGGAACATCTTTAACTGAACACACGATAGCAGTTCAGGCAGGAACTGGTGGAACTGTAAGTGGTCAGGGTGGTGCTACTACTGGTGGATATTACCAATGGGGTACTACAGTTAGTTTATATTCTAATGCAAATTCAGGGTATTTTTTTACTACTTGGACTGATTCAAGTGGACAAAATGAATTTACTAATATAACAAATAATTCAACTCAACTGGTAGTTAAGGCGGACGCTACCATAACAGCAGTATTTAGTGAGGAGATACCTCCAGAGTATAATATAACTGTAACAACAGGCGGATCAGGAACAGTAGTTTCCAATCCTACTTCCTCACCCTTTACTGAAGGTACAACAATTGAGATTACAGCACTTCCATATGATGGATATCAATTTTCACATTGGACTGATTCAAGTGGACAGAATACCATAGCCGTTAATGATTCTGATACATCGTTTAGTGCACAGGCTAGTGGTACAATAACGGCCCATTTTATAGTATATGAAGTACCACAATATACTCTGACTGTGAATACTGGAGTAGGTGGAATTGCAGGAATAGGATCAGCTAATGGACCATCTACGGCCGACTATGACGAGGGGACAGTTAAGATTGTAGTTGCTCAACCTAATGTTAATTATAATTTTGATGGGTGGACTGGAGATGGAACTGGTACGGGCACTAACCTAACAGTTACAATGGATGGAAATAAAACGGTTAATGCTGGTTTTACTTGGGCTCCTGGATGTTTTGTTGCAGGAACACATATTCAAATACCGAATGGTATAAAGTATATTGAAGATATTAAAGTGGGTGATATTGTAAAATCATTTGATGTAGGAACAAGTTCAACCGTTAATTCTAAAGTAACAGAAACATATGTTCATAGTGATAGGTATTATATGATTATAAATGGAATTATTAAAACTACTTCAGTTCATCCATTTTATACAGATGGTAAGTGGGTAGAAGCTGGAGATTTGTCGATTGGAGATAAAATACTTCATGTAGATGGATTAGAACATACAATTGATAGTATTGAATTAAGTGATGAACCAGTAACAGTATATAATTTTGAAGTTGATGGAACTCATAATTATTTTGCTGAAGGATATTTGGTTCATAATAAATAATCTAAATGGAATTATTTATGTCTAAATTAAAAAACAAAAGAATAATATATTGGGGTGGAAATCAAAACACTGTAATCCCACGAATGGGTGCCTGTGGTGAAGGTGTTGATGTAGAGTCTGGTGGTGCTGGTGGAAGTGGTGGTGGTGGACCACAAAGTCCTGCAGCAACAGCTTCGGCACCTGATGGACCAAGTTTATGGGATAAACTTAAAGGATTATTACCAGCATTAGCACTTGGAGCTTTAGCATTAGCCACCGTTGCAGGTGCTGTTATAATGTTACGAAAAAATCGAGATGTTGGTGGTGGTGATGGTCTTGGTGGTGATGGTCTTGGTGGAATTCCCGAGTGGGATTCTGGTTTATCTGATGCTGAAAATTATGCAAATCTTGGATTCGATATAGAGGGAGCAAGAACAGTAAACCGTTCTGGAAATTTTGATACAGAAGGGGATGAAAATCCGTTAGATGGATTTGATGAAAACGGATTACCAATACCCCCAGATTTTATAGGACAACAAATAATTGATGAAGATGGAAATCTTTGGGTATATAAAGACCCGCCCGGAGCGTGGATTAATTTCGGAGATACAGAGGCACAACATACAACAAGTGGTGATGGACAAACACCAATTTATGAATCATATTTTTCAAAGGTATCTGGTGTTATTAATAGTCAAGAGTTAACTGTTGAAGAAAGTTGGCAGGCACAGGGTCAAAGAGTTGGTAATCTTACTAATTTTGAGTTGCTCTATCCAAAATGGTATATTACTTACCATAATAATCCAAAAGATTTATACAGTTATTTACAGTTTGATGAGGACAAATCAAATCTTATTGTTAATTTCCAAAAAGATACTAACAAGTATACTGAATATCCACACTCAGTAGTTTATAAATTATATGAACCATTACCAGCTGGTGTATCAGAAGGAGATTTAACTTATGTTGTAAAAGAAATGGTCCCGTCCCATATAGAAACAGTACAGTTAGTAGACTTTGTAGAAGAAGATATAGATGCTGTAGTTTTAAGAAATCCGAAATGGGATACTGGAACTCAGGCCGATAGTTATTTTGTCTCACGAGATACAAAATTTAAATCATATGATGATTTAGTTACGGGTGATAAAAGTATAAAAGAGGCAATAGAAAATGAAATAATAAGTGGTAGTTTTATGGAAAGTATAGAACTTACTGGTATAGATTATAGACAGTGGGATAATTTTATACATTTTAGTTCTATAGAGGATAGATTAAAAAACTTTAAAATTAAATTAGAGAAGGTAGAATTATATACAAGTCAAAGTAATAATTTATTAGGTATTTCTGGGTCATTAACATATGAACAAACTTCAAGCCTGGTGATGAAAACAAGAAAGATAAAAAATGAATTTACACCATTTGAGAAGTATATGTATTTTCAAAGTTCTTCTTATTTTTCAAGTTCACTTGGGGAATTTTATGATAATTCTTGGCCAGTATCATCGGGAGCAGGTACTGAGTTGAGTCCATATGTTCCATATCCAGTTACTTCATCACAGGCCATATCTTGGTATGATGGACAAATATCTTCTGCATCTTTATATGATAGAAATAATAGAAATGGATTGTTACGCAATATACCTGACCATATAGTAAATGAAAGTGCAAATGTACCATTTCATACTTTTATTAATATGACTGGAGAACATTTTGATAATATTTGGTCATACATAAATGAAATTCCTCAAATATATGATAGACGACAAAAATTAACAGAAGGTTTATCAAAAGATTTAATTTATGCGGTAGGAACTTCTCTTGGATTTTATTTAAATGATGGAAATGATTTAGTAGATTTACCAAGATATGTTCTCGGACAAGAAGCAACAGGATCAGATGCAAGTACTTTCACTCAACTTTCTACAGTTCCAGAGAAAAATATTTCAAGAGAAATTTGGAAACGTATAATAAATAATATGCCATTTTTTCTTAAAACAAGAGGAACTATTCGTTCATTTAAGGGATTGATAAATTGTTATGGTATCCCATCAAGTATTTTAAGAGTTAAAGAATATGGTGGTCCTGACCCAGATACAAATAAACCAGCATATTTTATAGATAGAAATTTTACTAAAGCAATAGATTTTAAAGCTGGACAATATATTCAGACAACTTGGGCAAACGATACCAATAGTGGTAGAAAACCAGATACAATAGAATTTAGATTTAAAGCTGCGAGTGGTTCTAATCAAACTTTATTTCAAGCAGGAACAACTCATGGTTTCGCTATAAGATTAAAAGATAATGGTTCATCAGATAATTATGGTTCAGTTTCGTTTGTATTGAATGCATCAGCAGGAAGTGCAGCAGAACTTTCATCTTCAGCTTTACCAATATATGATGGTGAATTCTATTCTGTAATGTTAAATCGTGTTTCATCAAGTGGAGCACAATTAACAGCAGATACTACTTCACAACAAGTTGATTATAGATTATATGTTAAGAAGTATGATGAGGGTAGAAGTAAGATTTATTTAGAATCTTATACAACAATGTCTATTGATGGGGCAACAAGTTCATCATGGAATAGTTCGTTTGTAGGAAATGAAACTGCATATATTGGTGGTAAATCAAGTGATGATTTTGGTAATCAATTTAGTGGTTCTATGATGGAATTTCGCTATTGGAATTCAGCATTAAATTCTGGTTCATTTGATAATCATGTAAAGGCACCAAAGTCATTTGATGGAAATCATGCATCTGCATCATGGACAGATTTGGTATTACGATATTCGTTTGATGATAATACAAATCTTGATAGTTCTACTTCTATTCGAGATACGAGTGCAGACCAATCTTATAATCAGGCAGGAACAGCTACTGGATATACATTAGGTAATAGACCACATTTTAGTTCTGTAGTAGATGAAGAACAAATGTTAATTCCTAATGTAGGCCCGAGTAGACGTGTTTCAAATAAAATTAGATTAGAAACTAATAGATTATCATTTGGTGGTTTGTCGGTTGATAAGAGATCCGAACTTAGTGCATACGATACGGCCGCACTTGATTCTAATAAATTAGGGATATATTTTTCACCAACGAATGTTATTGATGACGATATAATTCGTTCTGTTGCAAATTTAGACTTTGATCAATATATTGGTGATCCACGAGATAAGTACAAACATAGATATAGAACATTAGAGGATGTTGCTACAACTTATTGGCAAAAATATCTTACTCCAAGTAATTTTTGGGATTATATTAGGTTAATAAGGTATTATGATAGTTCTATTTTTGAACAATTAAGGGCATGCGTACCTGCCCGTGCACGAGCAAGTGTTGGATTATTGATTGAACCAAATATTCTTGAAAGGAAAAAGGAAGTTGTAGGAAAAAAACCAACTTTTGAAGATTTGTTGGTTAGAGGTGATGTTAATATGTTTGTACAGTCTGCATCTGCAGAAACACTTCCAATGTCTGCATCAATACCACAGGCCGTACCAACACCAACTGGATTACATCCATATTACGAAGGTTCAGCCAGTTTCTTTGATTATGCATTTGTAACTGGTTCTTATAATACCTATGTAGGTTCTGTTTCATCTTCAATGGGGAACGCGTCTTTATATAATCTTTCGTCATCTACTACTGGATGGGGTGGTGGTGAAGAAAAATGGGGTAATGTTGATATAACAATAGGTGGTCCTGAAAAGATATTTAGAGAGTCACTACAACCAAATATATCATCTTCAGTACTCTCAGAACATAATTTTGAATATAAATTTTTCTATTCATCTGCAGAAAATGCATTTTTAGATCACGGATTCGTTTGGGATACAGACCGAAGAAATTATTCTTCTCGGTCATTAGTAAGAAGTGAAGTTCAAAGTGTTGGATATGATAATTCATATTTTAGATTAGCATATGGTGGAAGTATACAGACAAAGAGTACTACATTAGACTTAGAAAATCCAGTTACAATAACGGTAACTTCACCAACTACACTTGTAACACAAGATCCGGGAGAATCTAAACTTAGAGTTAAGTAAAACTAACAAAAATTGGAATTTGATATATTTATAAGTGAGAAAGTTTTATTCACTATCAGATATTAAACTCCGTTTAAAAACAAAAAATACCTTTATTTAGGAGACAAAAATGGGATTTCTTAATAATACAACTATTACGATAGATGCAGTTCTTACCAAGCGAGGTAGAGAACTCTTAGCTCGTGGTAGAAACGAATTTGCAATAACAAAGTTTGCATTATCAGACGATGAAGTAGATTATCGTCTTTGGGATACAGCACATCCTAATGGAACTAACTATTATGGGGCAGTTATTGAAAATATGCCTTTATTAGAACCAGTTTCAGATGAAACACAGGCATTAAAATATAAACTTGTAACTTTACCAAAAGAAACTTCAAGATTACCGATTCTTGATGTAGCAGTATCCGCTTTGAATTTTACTCAAGGTGGTGGGAATGGTGAATTAATACAACCTGGAACATTAAATTCAACGGATGCAGAACAAGGATATACTTTTATTATACATGACACTACAGTGGCAACACTTCAAGTTGGTCAGTCGGCACCAAGTCCATCTGCACCGTTAGTACCTGTTACTTTAAGTGATGAAGAATTGACACAAAGTCAGAATGTAAGTGGATTAACTGCAAGAGTACTTCCACAAGTATTTACAAGTCCAAATCAAAAATCTACTCAGATTACAATTGTAGGTAATCAGACTGGAGCAACGAGTACCGTGGCTATAACCGTTAATAAGACTAGCCTTGGGAGTCCAGCTGGTGCTGGTACACCTCCCGTAAGTTAATAAGAATTATAGAAGGAGATAACAATGGCATTATCAGGAGCATTTAAATTATTTGACGCAGACAATGATGTAGTAAAGAATATTAAGTCTACTATATCTTCTGGTATTTGGTCAGGCGGATCAGGTACACTTTCAGCATATTATACACAATCTGCACAAAGTTCCTCAAATGGAGCTTATTATTACGATATTTATAAAACAAGTCCAGCGACAGATAGTGAAGCAGAGATTCAGTTTTCTATTACATATGGACACGTACATGGTAGTGGTTCTTTAGGTACAGTAGGTGCAGCAACAGGAAATAGAGCAACAGCAGCTATTCACGCACAACTTGTTAATTTACTATTAGGTCCAAATGTAGATAGATTTACATATGCTGGGGATAATACTTCAGATCATTTTTACGCTATTTCATTGAAACGGGCAAGGATGAGAGAAAAAGTAGATCCAGGAAATTGGGAACTTCATTTAGATTCTGGGAACGCCAATCAAGTTAAATTAATTGATGATAGTAAAGCTACTGCTAATCCAACTTCTGGAATAGGTGGTCGCGTATTTAATGTTGTAAGTGGTTCAATAGCAAGTGGAACTGCAGTAACTAAAACAGCAGCCGCATCACAGGCCGGTGGTGGAATTGGATTATTTTATCCTGATACAGGATTAATTGTGTTGAATGGCAATCAGGTAGATAGTTTAGTAGCAGATATTACTTCAGATTCAGGTTCAAATACACTTGGTGGTAATGTACCAAGATTTTTTGATTCAATAGTACAAGGAGCTAAATTTCAAGCCCGTAGAGAAGAAAGACTTTCTTCCACTCATTTTTTCTGTAGAGCAGGAAATAAAGAATTTAATTTTAGTAATAATCCAACTTTCTTTACCGCATCTGATGGTACATTTACACAACCTACATTCTTTAAAGATCCAAAATCTTATATTACAACTGTTGGTCTTTTCAATGATGCAAATGAATTATTAGCAGTTGCCAAACTAAGTCAACCAGTTCTTAAATCTTATTCGAGAGAAGCTCTTATAAAAGTTAAACTTGACTTTTAACTGATAGGGGGCAAACTTTATGTTAAGAAATGTCCACCCACAAGACGTTTCCATTGAACCTTTTAAAACATACAAAAGATTCCAATTTACTAATGTAGATAGTGGAAGTGGTGTATATGGTTTAAGGGGGGTTAGTGGAAGTCATTTTAATTTTACAACAGCTTCTGCAGCATCTCAAAGTTTTGGAGTTTATAATTCTTTATCTGCAAGTTTAAATAAAAAACCATATAGTCTTGGAACTTATTATTCATTACCATTATATTATACTATAAATAATCTTTATTACGAAAGATTTAGTAAAAATCCAAAACTTTCTAAATCATCTGGAAGAAAAGAACCATTTCTAAGTTATGGTCCAACAAATCCAAACAAACAATATAGACTTTTACATGATTCATGCTCTATTATTTCAGTTCCACAAGATTTATTTGGTGAAGAAATAAAACCTAAATCAGTACAAGTAACAGATAATAGTACGGATGTAACTTTTACAATCAAAGATGATGGAGACGGTAATCTTTATGATTATGCATATTCATCAAGTTATGCGGCATTTAAAAGTAGTAGTTGGGATAATTCAAAATGGACTGCACAAGGTAGTGGAAGTGTTGTAGGAAATGTATTTTATGATACAGGAACGTTGGTTTTTACAGATACAGGTTCTTATAAAGATGTAGGACTTGGAACTGGAACAGATGGATTTGAAATAGATTATAGGTCAACTCATACAATTTATCAACATGAATATACGGTTATATCTCCAGCAGGTAAATTTAATACATCAAGAAATATAAGTCTTACTCATCAGCGTAGTGGAAGTGTTACTGTTGTAGAAGGAACAGAACCACGTTATTATTTTCCACCTGGAGATAATCCAAGTGGTGGTCAAGATTCAACTGGTTCATTCGCCTCAAGTTATCAGGCAACTCAATTCGTAGAACCATTTGTTTCTCATTCACAGTTTGCACCTTATATAACTACAATTGGTTTGTATAATGATAATAATGAATTATTGGTTGTAGGGAGAACATCTAATCCTATCAAGAATGATCCTACAATGGATATGTCTTTTGTTTTAAGGTTTGATGTTTAATTCACAGTATATATTATATTTATAGTAGACTAAAAGTATAATTAATTAACTGGAGAAATAACAATGGACGCCCAGGCGCAAGGTCTTATTGAGAAACTCATAGGGCATTATGGTTGGATAGTAGTTACATTTGGATTGGGTTTCTTTTTTAAGGAATCAATTATAAATATGATTCAAGGGATGCAAGTTTTTATGGGTAATAATTTTAATAATGATGATATTATCTATATAAGCGGAAGAGAAGCCAGAATCGTGAGAGTTGGAATAACAAGGACAGTATTTTATATGACTGATAGAGGAACGAAGATGGTTGTTCCCAACGAAAAACTAAAAGACTTAACATTAGAAAAAAAATTATCTTCTGGATCTATGTGTGATCCCTGTTTTGAGGAAGGGAGAAAAAAAGGTTATTTGTCAAAATCAACTGATAAACTTACTAAAAAGGAAAAGCAAAGCCTTCATGCAGTAGCAGATGAGATTTCTGTAAAAAATTAATATTTATAGTTATAAAATAATTCTAAATTGGAGATAAAAATGAAAAGATTGTTAATTGGAATGCTCTTATCAACTTCGTTATTTGCTCAGGACGCCATAGTAAACTTTTTTAAGTATTCAACGGTCTATGCTGGATTTAATTTATCTTCACCAAAGTGGGAAGATGATAGATATACACTTTCAATGATTGACCCTGAAACGGGAATGGAAAATTGGTTAAATGGTGAATTACAAGTTCA